AAGTGTAATGTCTACAGTAGATGCTTCATCCCAAGTTACAGTGTTGCCAGGCGGTAGGACGGTTATGGTTGTCCCAACAACAGCATTCTGTGTCACTTGCCCAACATAGCTCCATGTTCCGCCGCCATCGTTGGATCGAAATAGGTTAGCCCCATAAAAAGCGCCGTCCGAAGTGCAAGCTGCAAATACCCGTTCAGCTGAAGACTCGCCTGGAAGAAGTGGTAGATCGATTAAAGACATAGACACATTCCCCGGTGAAGCCGGAATCACGGGATTTGTTTCAGAATCCACCACTCGTTGAGCAAAGGTGTATACTTGTTGGGTGGTAGCTACCGCTTCTATTTTTATTAATCCAGGCTTTCCATACGTTGTTTTGGTAATCATGAAATTTTGCTTTTGTTCCTGAATAGGAACTTTTAATATATCACCCGGCAATAACCAACCAAATTGATTGGAAAGTGTCAGGGACAATGTTTTTCGATTCTGCCACTCTTCAAACAACCGCACTTCAGCAAGTTCTTTAGCATCGGTATCTGCCAGAACCATTTGAACACTTACGGTCTGCTCATTTTTACTCTGCGTAATTTGCCTGTAGGCTGACATTGTTCCCTGCTGATAGTCCTTGTCTTTGGACAAATAGTTAATGGTTAGTCTGCGCGGCAGCTCACGTTCATCTTTGTATTGCAGGGTATATGGCTCATTAGGAGGAGATGTTTCATAAGCTCCTAAATATTCATCCGGTATTTCATAGGCGGTATTTGCATTTCTCCGTTTAAAAACAATCTTGCCGCTACGCTCAATGGCATCAAAGAGAAATACGGCCTGCAGTTGTTCAATGATACTCCTACGGGTCTGGTCTCCCGCAGAAGAGATTCCGGTTATAGCAAGTCCCTCAAGGTCTGATGCATCAACATCGGTATATTGTAGTCCCGCACTAAGCGAGACTGTTTCCACCAAAGCTTTTACATTATCGATCTGCCTGGTTACTTCAAAACTGAATGACGGTATACGGTTGCCGAAATCACCAATGGCAAGATCTTTAAAGACAATATAAGCTAACCCACGGAAGGCAGGAACATTTCCCGCACCTTCTACCGCTTCCATCCAACTGTCTGGAGTTTGCGTATCGCCGCCAATGTAGACAGTATGCTGATACTTTGCCAAGTCAACCAATTTACCATCAGCCCAAACGCGTCCGATCGCAGTGATAGGCCCCTGGCAAATACCCACAGCAAAACTGACAGTATAAGAATACGTAGTAGTTGTTACACCGCCTCCGCCGCCTTTGCCACCTTGTGTTTCCGTTTTAGCATGTTCCACAAACTTGGTGGACCATATTACATTACCAGTAGAACGGCAGGTCCCAAGAATCAGAGGAATTGGTGCGCCGTAGGAAGCAGTCTGCATCTGCAAATCACTCATTTTGCCGACTTCCTGCGTAACGTGGGGGCCAAAGAGTTTACTGTCAATATAGCCGCCCAGCATTGTTAAAGCAGCGCTCCAAAAGGCATTGGCAGGAATGGTTGCTAAAAGCAAGGTAGCCATCAGCCCAGAACTCCAGGATAGGAGAAAGCAAAACGCAGCCGCTTTTTCCAAGCATCGTCCAAGCGGGTTTCAATGACTTGTCCAATATCCTGATAGCTATGAATAAAGGTATCATGGGAAGTCAATATGCCAACATGGCTAGCCGGATGATCATAAAACCCAAAAACAAGCACATCTCCCGGCCTGGCTTCGTCCTTTCTGATTTCCACCATGTGTCTTTTCGCTTCAGCATACAGACGTTCTTCTTTTTTGAATAAGTGCCAGGTAGCGGGATAATCAATAGCAATGTCGACGTCTATCCCTGTAAGCTCGCGATATACACCGCGCACTAGGCCGACACAATCACAGGCAACTTGCTTTAAGCTGGCCTGATGCTGCCATTTCGTCCCTAACCATTTTTTTGCTTCTATAATAATGTCTTGTCGTTTCACCTCTATCCACTTCCTCCCCACCTCAAATTCTCTGGATTATTCGCCTGACTTTCCGGAACAGTTGCTGAGTCTTGCTTTCCGGGATAGGATGCCATTAAGTCATTACCAGGAATAAATGGCTCTCCCCGAAAATTAAAAACGTTGCTGAACCTTGTTTTACAAGTAGAAAAATTCCCGTCACACCCTGCGGAAATAGAAAACGTGTCTCCTACTGCAAAACTTGAGACCGGCAAGAATAGTGAAATACCGCCGCCGGTTTGGCTATATTTTTTAACTTCCATTTCTTCACCGGTTCGTTCAAAACGAATTACGCCATAACTAAAATAATCATCTTCTTGCGTAAGATCGGTTGAAAAAGATCCATCCTGGGATATTGAAGTTACCGTACCTGTAAAAGTGTAGGCTGCTTTATTCAAACCGCATTGACTGTCGCCAAACTGCGCCCGGCATTGTTTTTGGTACGCTAATCCCGCTGCTTGTTGAAAAGCTTCCAGCAAACCGCGAACTTCGGCCTGAAAACCGTTTTTCCCGTGCGAAATACGGCCAATGGTGCCCCGTCTCAAAATCAGCACAGGATCGGTCACCTTTGCCCAATTACATAAAAAAATCTCGACTTCGGCGAAGTCAAAACGTCCGTTTGAGATATCGGTCGCTTTAATACGTTCGCTGTCGAGCATGCCAGTTACGTCAAGATTATCGGTTGCCATATCATTTGTCGTATCCACAGCGGTTGGTTCAAAGCCACTACTTGCTTCATAAGTTATATTGTTTATATGAAGATCATTATCGTGATTAGTAAAGCCTAGTATTGTGCCATCTTGCAAGGTTAATTTCCAACACCAAGCTACTGTTGTAACGTCAGTTTGCAGCCAAGGAACTCCTGGTGGCTGAAGAATTCTCCTAGTGATATAAACTTTAATGTTAAAGTTTTCTAAGGTTACATTAACAATTCTAAAAGTATCGCCTAAATATTCTATATTATCATTAATATAAAATTTTCTTCTACCTTGAAAAGTTAGTCCTCCCGGTGTCCAAATTCTTATTATGTCAGCATAATAGTTTGTATTATTATTGGTTTTAAAATCTCTTTTTCCTTGAAAGACTATACCTCCCGGAGACCAAACTCTTTTTAAATCTGCTAGGTATTCTATATTACTAGTTGATAAAAAGGTTCGTTTTCCTATTAAATTTATATCGCTAGTTATCCAAACGCGCTTTACATCACCACTATGTTCTTCTTTTGTGTTTATGTTAAACTTTCTATTTGCTCCTATGGTAAAATTTATTGCCACTATAGTACTACCTCAGTAAAGGAAATAGAAAAAAGATCTACAATATCATTTTCTTGTGATTTTGCAACTCCTTGAGTAACTAGACACAAAAGAAACATTATATTGGTATTACCTATTGTATTCAATGTTAATTGCGAGGTCATTGAACCAGAGGTTTTATAGCTTTGATAAGCATTTAATGTAGAAAAAGTTGTAGAAACGAAAGGGTATGACTGCAAAGAGCTATTACTACCTTTTGTAATAGTTACTCCTGTTGCATTAAAGCCAGCATCACAACGCAAACATATTGGAATAATTAGTTCTGTATAAGGATATAATCCGCTTGCATCAATATAGTTCGCACCTGGCACTACTTCAGTTCCATCTGTTAATCCCGGAGTTCCTCCAGTATATATTCTTAAATGGGACAATTAGATCAACCTCCCAAAGGCAATTAAAGATACTGAAGTATCTGGGCTATTGTTTTCCGTAGACACTGCAGTTGCAATTACATTAAAAGCAATATTTACACCTGTTAATTCAGGCAAAAACAGCGAAAATAAACCCGGTGGGTTAGAACTTACCCAGCCTTGACAGCCTTTTGAAATTACACTTATTCTTAAGCGCTGATTTACATTGTTTTTTAGCTGAATGTTTACATCTCGCCAAGTTTCACCCGCATCAGCTCTAACACATATCTTTCTAGTTACAGTTACTGAACTTGTACCTGGATACATACCATCAAATATTACTGGAGCAGATAAATCTCCCTTAGATATAAGTGTACCGTCAGTTGCTCCTTCAGATCCACCAAGATAAAAATGTAAACCCATATTAACCTCCTTTAAACCGGTGCATAAAACTCTATCGTTAAAGCACCTACTATATCTCCATAGGCTTCATCATCTTCAGCAAAAGATTTTACAAAAAAGATGCTATTAACTGTACCTACTGAAAATATTTTAATTTCACTAGTCCAGTTAATAGCATCTAAGGATAGTAGTATTTTATTATTTAGTGAAGTTATTTTTATAAGATAGCAGGGCGCTGTTGTGGCTCGTATTGCTAATCTAATTAGATTAGATTCCGAAGACCTGTTTAGTTCTATTAAAATTCTATTGCCACCAACTGCTGTTTCAGTTACCATATTTCCATCTGACCCGCCAAGGGTTACAGAGCCGTTATATATGTGTATAACCGAGGTTGGTACGGCCATATCGTTTCCTCCTATACTCGTATTTCAACTAGCGGAATATTATCCCAGCTATAAATGTCCCACTCCTTAATGGATAGCGGGCAATGATCAGTGTCAAAGCGGACAGGCACATCAAACTCATAATCCGCAGTGATAATAACCTCTGTATCTGGCGTTGCGGCAAAGGTGACAATCCCGGTCGTGTTT